GTGGTCCTGTGTGATGGCCTTAACCGGGTTGCGCACCATCGTCGGCGGTACTGCGGCCACAAAGCGGCACTGGCAGAATTCCACCTGTGAGATGTGCGTCACCGGCGTCTCAAGGGTTAGCCTAAAGCCCTTGGTCTCCATCCACTGCTCTATCCCCTCGACATACCTTGCCAGGTCAGTGCGCTCCATGAATGCAACTGAGTCATCGCCGTCCACTATGGCCCTAATGGTGATGCCACGCTCATGAGCGTAGGCAAACACTAGCGCGGCTGAGATGATACAGTTGCCCATGGCGGTGTTCATGTCCCCAGACATCCTACCGCCTTCCACGGCGTACGTGACCTTGCCATCCTTGACATTGGCAAAGCAGCGGCCGGACAGTTGCCAGCTCAACAGCTGCTGCAGCTCAGCGCAATTCCCAAAAGCAGCGTTGTAAAACGCGTGTTCGTAGGAAAGCGCTTGGCGCGAGATGTGCTGGTCGAACTTGCTGAAATCCTGTCCAACGGCAACAGGGTCTCCGAAGGATTCCCAATGTGCCTGGACCACTGCTGCCCGCTCTTCGGGCGTGTAACACTTCATAATTGTTGGAGCACCACACGCCGCATCAATCGCCTCGTACATCACCCGCTCAATGGGCAACAGGTAACGCCCAACGCAGATGTTGTACACTGGGCTGCGCGCGCTGATCAAGCGCCCGGCCTTCTTCTCAGCCCACTTCTCCGCCTTAATGAACACGCTAGGGTAAGCGTCCGAGCGTGTCACACCACGGCTTTGCAATCTAGTGGCTGCGCCTTCATACCGCTTCCGCTTAAGACCCCGATAATGGTCAACGAACTGGTCGATGCTAATCGGGAGTGTCAGGGAAGGGAGATGGCGCACCACTCTGTTGCGAAAGCGTAGGAGTGACGCACTGGTGAAGGCGCCAGGGGACGCGCTCATAGATGGAGTGCACCACATTCCCCACAGTGTTGTCATGGGTCCATAGGGGGGCGCGCGAAGGTAGTGCTGTTAGCGTCACCAGCACTTTCCTGGCGCCTTTGTAGTACCCAGCAAGGGAGACACTCACGTCGCTCAGAGCAGTGAGCCGGGACTGTAAGTCCCCGCCGCTGCTCTGGGCACGCGCCCTCACTAGGCACCCCTAGTCGCCTGCGACAGGCTCGCCGAGCCCAGCGGAGGCGAGGAAGAGCTGCCTCAAGTTGTAAAGCAGCCTCCCGCCCACGGTGCGGATCCGTGCATCCTCCTGCAGCACGTCCGCCTCAACCTCAGCTCTACTCTTATTGAGGGCCAAGGAAACCACCCGCGGCACGGCATTTTCAATATGCACGTATCGCATGTTGCGCGCCCGCAACTTCCCGGTCAACCACTTGCTCATCGCGCCCCTGTCAGAGGGGCGGTCAGCGCGAAGTGGAAATTCCAGGCGCACAGCGGCAACCCAGTAGCGTAAAAACGCACTGGCCCTGCGCCGGCGTTGGCGCTGGCCGTTGGTGCGCTGGGATAACGCCTGTATGCCCAATTGATGGGCGGCATCACCCTGCACGCCTTCATCGTCCAGCGCCGCGATTTCTGCAGAGAGGTCTTCGTCAGAGCTCTCAAGGCCCATGGCGACCAAGCGCGCTGCGGCCGAGGGCCTAACCTCCTGCATTCTCCACCACGACCGACAGTACCACACCAAAGCGCATAGAGCGCAGACAGTGCCCACCACGGCCAAGATCCTCGCCAACCACAGGCATGCCATGCACAACGTGCGAATGGCAACGCCCATGGATGTGGAGTCGAGGGCCCCGATCACATTCCTGTTCCTGACGACAACGCGGATGGCACCTAGCATTGGACGGACCGTGGCCAGCGGTCCGACCAAGCTGGTGATGCACCACACCAGCACCTGGGAGGCTAGGTACGAGAGTAGCGCTGCGATCATGATGTTGTGGTTGTGTTTTTCATTGGTTTTTGGGGGTGGATGACGTTTAGGCCGCTACTGGCCACGGTGTTCCCATACCGGATACGACTG